ACACTTGATAACTTTTTTTTGTTTGCTTTTAGAGTAGATAAACTTGCTCCAACATATTTACTATTTTTTTCCATCACTGCTTGATTTTCTTTATATTTTGAATTTAGTTGTTCTATTAATTCATCAGTATTATCATATTCTTCTGTTAAAAGATGAATTGTATCAGCACAAGTATTAAATTTAGTTGTAACACTTTTTCTATTCATAAAATATAGTTCGTTTTTAGATTCATTCATTTTTTCGTTCTCCATATTTGTTAATTTAACCATAATCAAATATATAAATAAAAATTGATATGTGTCAAGCTTTTTTTAAAAAAAATTTTAATCAAAAAAAAACCCTCATTTCTGAGGGTTTATTTTCTTTATGTTATTTATCTAGATATCACAACTCATACTTAGTTGATTAAATGTTGCAACTTGCATAATGATATCATTAGTGTAGCTGTTTAATAGAGATGAGTCTGCATTAAAGCCATTAAATATTCTCATTCTGGTTGATTCACTAATATTATATTTATAAGCTGTGCTTTTGCAAACTATTTTTTTAATAGCATTTAAAACATCTCTTAAAGTTCTTTCATATCCGAAAATACCTACTTCAGTGTTAAATTTAATTGCTATTTTACTATCTATATGTCTTGGATTTTCAATAGTTTCTTCTTCTGTAAAGTGAATATCATCAACCCAGTTTACTACATTTTCAGAACGCTTTGAATAGCCTTCAACCACGTTTATAAGTTGATTTAAGCTAACGTGTAAATCTACTTTCACTTTTGATGTGAACTGAGTTTTAACTTTACGACTATTTAACTGTCTTACTATTCTCTTATGTATTTGTGTTTCGCTGTTCTTGTCATCTTGTGTTTTATTTGTGTTCATTTTTATGTCCTTCATTTTATTATTTAATTTAACCATGACTTAATATATCAATAAAACTTTATATGTGTCAAGCTTTTTTTTATTTTTTTTTCACGACCAGCCACCACCCTAGCCACCATTTAAATGATGATTCTTATTTAATGCAAAAAAGCCCCTATTTGGGGCTTTCTTACTTTAATTGGACATCTAGTCGTTTTTGTTATTTGATTGCCAAATTTTGGCTTTTACCCCCCTTCTTTTCATCTTCTTCTATTATTTTAACACCATACATTTCTCTGATGTTATTCATAGTAAATACTTTCTTAGATTTCTTTACATAATATCCAGTATGAAAGTACCATGCTTTTTTCTTTCCAGAAAATTTCAAACCAATTTTCTTTAATTGATTTCTAACTTCAAATGAATCACCAGAAACCCATAGCCATGTTCCAATAATTTCTACAGTAAGATTAGCTTTTAAAGCAAATACTGCATTTACTTTATCAACTATGCTTTGTTCTGTAGTGTAATTATATTTATAAGTATATTCAGTTTTAAAACCTTGAAATTTAGAACCATCTAATACTTTTAATGCTTGGTGATACTGTGCATTAATTTCTTTCATGATTTCAGTAGCTTTAGTTTCTGAAATATCTTTAGCTTTATCTGGATGAAATTGAAAAGCTAATTTTCTGTAATGCTTCTTAATTTCATTTGGCTCTGTAATGTTTTTAAAATAGTTCATTTTTTTTATCTCCTCGTTTATTAATAAATTAACCATGACTAAATATATCAAGAATAATTGATACTTGTCAAGCTTTTTTTTAAATTTATTTTTGACCAAAAAAAAACCCCTATTTCTAGGGGCTTTTTCTTTTCTATATATAAGCTCTAATCTAATAAAGCTTTACCACTGAGAACAGCCACATCACCATGAATGATATAATCAAACATAGGAATCCCTTGTTCTCTAGCCAATAAAGTAGCTTTTCTGTTTATATCTAAACCCAACAGAATACCTTCTTCATTCACTATCATTTGTTTATTATTTTCTAAATCAACTACTTGAATATATCCACCTACAATTTCCTGTAGCTTTTCAAGTGTTGGTTTTTTTTCTGTGATATATGTTATTTTCATATTAACCTACTTTCATATTAACCATTAAAAAGTTCTGTTTTAATAAATACATCAGAATTTTCTATTTTTTTAATAAATAATTTTGCTTCAAAAATTGCATCAATAAATTCATCAGCATTTTCACAAAAAGTTTCTGGTGCATCATGAAGCAACATTGCATATTTATTATCAGACATTTTTATTTTATCTGTAGTAAGTTTTAAATGCACCGACATACCACTATCATAACTTCTATGTTTATCAAAAATTAAGCAAAATTTACCACTTTTTCCAATTTTCATACGTTTCATATAAACCATCCTTGTTTTTATTTATTTAATTAATAACCTACTATTAAATTATCAAGATAAATTGATAAAGTCAAGTATTTTTTTGATATAAAAAAAAAGCCCCAATTTAGGGGCTTCTTCTTGCTCGGTAGGGTTTTATATTAGTTTTCCATTTTACTAACAATATAGCCTAATATAAAGCCAGAAATACATACTAACCAAAGTACAAAGGCATTAAATATAAACTCCATTACAGCCCCCTATCAGATTCATTTATTTTAGATATTATATTGATTATTCTATATTTAACATTATAATATTCATCTTGCATTGATACATCTTCATCATCATGCTTTTCTGCTAATAAACTATGGTATTCATATAAACATAGGTCTAATACTGTTAGTTCATCTTTAGTTAGTTTCAGATTGTAA